CGCATGATATATATGCTTACTTCACTTGTGATGCTGAAAAAGCATTGAAGGCTTTGGAACTTGAGATACCGTGTACTGGAGCAAATAGCACTGGAGCATACAACATTTACTTTAATGATGGGGGAGAAACTATCTGTGAGTACATGACATTCTGCGTTACACGTGAGTTTAAGAAGGTTTCATCCATACAGGATGCTGTTGAATGGATGGATAAGAAAATGAAGAAGGAAAAGTGATGAAATACTACGTAAAAGCAACAATAATCATAATTATCTGTGAAATTGTTACGGCATTGATTGCAGATTTGATTAACGCTGACAGAAGCGAATCCATTATTCGTTTTATGATTGTTTATATGTGTATTGATACAATTGTAAGACAATTAAAAGAATGAATGAAGAATCTAAAATAATAGAACTTGACACCATTCTTGAATACAAGGATGGTCAGGTGTACATCAAGAATATGGTTACAAACGAAATGCCGGCTACACTGACATTCAATATTATCGAAGCATTAAATAAAACGATTGTTGAGTATTATAAAAAAGATAATCAATGAAAACGAAATTGTATTACCTGTTCCTGGCAGTCATGTGGTGGCTGCTGGGATAGGTGGAAAGGAGATAAAATGAAACGAGTGTATAAGTATGAGGTCTTTGGCGTAACTTACTATGAGGGCATCTCCGAAGGAACTTCCGATACGTTTGACTCATTAAAAGATGCCAAACATTTTGTGGAAAAAGCTCATAACGGAAGATTTCACAAGATACATCAAACAATCTTCAAGTATGAAGAAAGAAACGGAGAACCCTATCGGTACGTAAAAAGACTTTGGTTTCTTAAAAAAGGAAGGTGGTACTCTACCAGAAAGGTTCATAAACAACTTTTATTCATGGAAATATGAGACGAACAATAAATACAATACCAAAGCAGGAATATGACGATCTGATGAAGTATGCAACTTTAAGAATGCATAGGAAAATCCAAAGGCTGGCAGACGAAGAGATTTCAAAGATGCGAGAAGCTGACAACAAAGGTGACTACGAGAAAGCAGAAGTACACGACTTCAATTCACGAGCGTTGTCTCGCATGGCCGATATGTATTATGAAATAATCAAGAGAGAGGATTAAAATATGAAACAAGTAAAAGTAAAAATAGAGACAACAGTAGAAACCATGTTAGGTGATAAGCCTGTAAATGAATTTCTTGGTGATGTTGCAGATATATGTCATACATCATTGGAATACTCAACATCAAAAAATGAAGGGTGTGAGACACTCTATGAGGACCAAGAATATGAAGATTACAGAAATGACATGGAGGACAGGGTGTCTGTTCTTGAAAGTGCTATTTGTCGCATTTTAGATTTATTGGAAAATTAAAAAATAGGGTAAGAATTACTTACCCTATTCGGCGGTTTATGTTCTTAGATACTATCTGATGGTAAAAACATCAGCAATAATCTAAAAAAACGACCCTACTGTCATTAAACAACCTGTCACGAATAAACATTGTACAATGTTTATAATGCTGATAACAGCAAGAATGAAACATAGTGTTTCTAACATAAACAGCCCAACAAGCTGTAAATTTGATTGGGCTTCATTTTGCCCAATCTAAAAAAGATTTTTTCCCATTTTAAATCTATTTTAAATTATACGGCAATATCGCCTAACATCTGACAGGACTCGAACCTGAATATTAAAACCTTGCCATTTTCAGTCACAGATGCTGGCGCAAATATAAATAGTATTATTATAAAAAGCAAAAGTATGAAAGCAATATCCATCAAACAACCGTGGGCAAGCTTAATCGCTCACGGTATCAAAGACATCGAGAACCGGACTTGGAAGTGTCCTCAGAAATACATCGGCCAAAGGGTGCTTATTCATGCAAGCAACAGTAAGGGAGTAGGTTGGATAATGAACAGTGAGCAAAGAGTACAAATTCTAGTTCATCCTTCAGAATTAGCAGGTGTAGACTGCAACAAGTTACCTCGTGGTGCTATCATCGGCAGCGTGGTTATATCCGATTGCGTACAAAACCATCCTTCAGTATGGGCAGAGCAAGGTTGCTGGAACTGGGTGTTGAAAGACGCGGTTCTGTTTGATAAGCCGATTATGAATGTGAAAGGGAAACTTAGTTTTTGGTGTTTTAATCTGGTAAAATAAAACAACATTAGCAGTGTTATTAATCGGAATTCTTCTATGTGTATTTTTCGCAATAGATGTATACATGGAGATATCATAATGAGGAGGGTAATTTATAATCATTACAAAAATAAAGCTATACATATCATTGAATTCAAGAAATTTTTATCTTTGGAGGAATTTAAAATTAAAATATATGGGAGGATATATTAAACTGGCTGGACAAAGCATTATTAAAAGTGTGTATAAACACCCTGAGAATTGGGGGTTAATGTATAAGGAATATGGTAAATCTGAGAATATCAAAGACTATTCAGAAGAAGAAGTGTCTGAGATGCTTAAAGGCGTATATTCTAAAAGTGGTTATTTGTTAGTTGATGGAGACTATTTTATAAATGTAAATGATGTTATTCAATGTGGGTGTACATTGAAAACAATAACGTCAAATACAAGATTAGATTTGTCGAAGCCTATACCAATCAAAAAAATACGTACATTTTACGTAGAAAATTATTATTTAATAACGCGCAATAGCGTTAATGGGAATAATAAACACTTCATAAATTCTTATTTATCAAAGATTAGGATTATAAATCCAGGGCGTGGTCGGTTTAGAGGATTATATAGTCTTCCTAATTACTATATGTGTGTTCAATCATTTGGACATGGCTATGTACCTAAGGATTTGTTTCATCCTATAAAGTTTTATTTTAATGGAGTCTTTTGGGGTGATCAATATCGAATTAGTGATTTTCTTGTAGATACAGAGCTTAAAATATCATATTAATAACATTTTTACTTACTGACAACCCTTGTCAGTGCTTTGTGAATACCCGATAACTGCTTTAGTAGTGGTTATCGGGTATTTTATTTCTAACTAATTACCCCCCAATTATTATGAACTTAAACAAATTAAGAGATAAAGCCTACCAGTGTGCAGTTGCCCACGGATGGCATGAAGAAAACCTGAGTGATGAACATTTCCTCTGTCTGGTCATATCCGAACTTATGGAAGCGGTGGAGGCAGACCGGAAAGGGAAACATGCTAACCGGGTCAATTTTGAATATTACATGAAACAGAGGAAACGTGATGATGGGGAATTTATGTACGCTTTCAAACATGGAATCAAAGACAGCGTGGAGGATGAACTTGCTGATGTCTGTATTCGTCTGCTTGATTTGGCCGGACTGAGAGGGTGTGATTTGGATAGCTTCGACTACGAAGGAAGCGATACGGAAGATTATTCTGATATGACCTTCACGGAGTCCATGTTTAGAATCTGCTCCTATGTCACCGACAACTTCTACAGGGATGAACCATTTATCCTCCTGAATGAGATATTCGCTTTCTGCCGGGATAGAAATATCGACATCTTCTGGCACATCAAGCAGAAAATGAAATACAATGAACTTCGTCCGTACAAGCACGGAGATAAAAACTACTGACCATGAAACACGCATTCTACGCCTTAATCATCATACAAGCCCTGTACGAGCTTGTGAAGCTGTTCAGATGTAAATCCCTATATCAACATGCAAAAGTCTTTCAGGACCTAGATAAGACAGCAAAAAGATGGTATCTGATAGCGCATCCATGGCTTCATGTTGCATTCTTCATGGATACCATCGGACTTTTATTGCTGGGGATGGGATTGTTTTCAAGCCAGTGGGTGTGTTTCCTTGTTGTCCTGGTCATGAGCTTCAGCCAGATCCAAAAGCTAGGAGCATGGGCGGTGTTCCTGGACAGTCTGGTAACGGTTATCATCTACGCTTTCGCCATCCTGAATGCATATTACTTGGCATAAAATAAAAAAGGAAGCCAGCCCACACGATTAGAAGCCAACTCCACCACACGATTATGATGCAAATATAAGAATTTCCAACTAAATAAATCGTGCTATGACAAAAGAATTTTCATCAATCGTGGAGTTGAAATCAATACGTGAACAGAAATCAAGATTATCGGAACGTGAACAGGAACTATCCTCCCCCATCCTGACCGATTTTTCTCTTATTCCGGAGATTTATGACTGGTTCAAGGACCTGTTGGCCGGGATGGACTGTCCGCCCAATCCGGAAAGTGTTACCCAGCGAAAGAAGTTCCTCTTCATTGTGTTGTTCCTCTTCGCCCCTAGTGTGCTTGCCGGCGGACGGCTGCCGAACGGCATCCGGGCAGAGATTTCCGGTGTGTTCCCGGATGTTTCCCCGTGTGTAATATCGAACAATATCGCCGATGTTTCTTTTATCTATCAGCAGTATAAGGATTTCCGACAGGATATAGAGTATCTTTACAACCAAATTATAGAAAGGTTGAAAAACAAAGGACTAATCAAGTAACCCCGTTCCGAAAGGCTCGGGGTATTTTTATGAAACATTTTACCAATTGTTTGTTCTTGGTTTAAGCAATCTTAGGCTAAAAATCACCATGTTGGTAACTTTGTCTCAAAGAGATAATAACAGCTATCCTCACGGCTGAAAAGTATAAACCCTGCCATCGGTAAGAAGTGAGGAGCTTGCCTTTGGTGGGGTAATTTTTTAATCTAAGATTCACTGAGACATGAAAACAAATCAAGAAATGGTAAGGCAAATGGGGAATTTAGAAGTTATTCAACGCACCGTTGACGGCTATTTCAATGCTACCAGGCTTGTAAAGTTATGGAACGAACGAAACTCCTCAAACAAAGAATTGAAGAAATACTTTGAAAATGAATCAACCAAGGAATTAATCGCTACCATCGTTGAAAAAGAAAATCTAAATGGGCAAAATTCTCCCTATTTAAGTTCACGTGGTAAATGCGGTGGAACCTGGGTTCATCCTGTATTGTTCATTGATTTGGCTATGTGGCTAAATGCGTCATTCAAATATGATGTAATCAAATTCGTTTCTGACCAAATGATTCGTTACCGGAATGATGCTGGGGACGCTTATAGGGAACTCTCTTCTGCCATCATGAAAATCGTTCCCAAAGACTTTATGCCTAAAGCCATGCAGAAGGTCGGTGAAGCCTTGAACTGGGTTATCTTCAACAGTCATGAAAAGATGCTACGTAATAAGCATGGTGAGGAACAAAAACAACGTGAATTGTGGCAGCTTGAAAAGAAGATTGCTGATTTGGTCAATGAAGGTTTCTTGACCGACTATGAAAGCCTTATTGGGTATCTGAGAATTCAATACCAGAAAAGGAACTATCCAAAGGTCTTTGCTAATGCTGGATAAAATATTACAAAAGTAGAAAAGCCGGAGCGTTATGCTTCCGGCTTTATACCATTAATATCCAATTCAAATTTTGTTTTACTCAGTGAAGCTTCATAAATCTTACATGAGGGGATATGTTCTTTTACAATAGAAATAATTTCATTTTTTGCTTCAATAGAGATTTTGCACCCCAACGTAATTTCGGTAATCGAATCTAATGGAACTTTTATACTACTTCTTGAAGCATTAATTTTAATTAATCTATATTCATCCTCGTATTCCCAGATATTTGCTTTTGTAAAAAGTAATCTTTCTATAAATTCTTCAACTTTATCTTCAAGGTGCTTTATTGGAAGCTCTTTTTGATATTTGACTTTTCCAAGTGTTCCTTTTACAGCATAAAATATTTTATCCATATCAAACCCAATACAAATACCTGTATGTGAGTTTGTATAATGTGACCACATCAAGAAATTATTGCTTCTTGTGGTTAAGCTAAACACCCCAAATAGTCTTTCTACTTCTTTTTGGGTTTCTTTATTTTGCTGTTCTATATGTTCTTCATTAAACAACCATCCTTTTTTTTGTTCTTCTGAAACGTATGTATATATTTGTTCCTCACTCCAATCGGGATAATTTTTACGGGCTAGCTTATACATATATTGAAAAATATTTTCTGTTGTTAGCTCAGAATTGTCAAAAATATATGGAATACTACCCTCAAATGGATCGTTTAGTTGCCCAATTGACGGAAAATATAATTCACCATCAGTTAATATTCTTTTTGTATAATCATTCCATGGTTTATACTTGTATAATACATTTAGCATTTTATTATTCTCCTTTCTTAATTTTGAATTTTATACTGCAATCCTAAACCATTAAGCCTCATGTCTGAAATAATCATTCTTTCGTATGACCATTTTCGTCAAACTCAAATGGAAGTTCCATTTGACCAATCTGACGCATCTTCATTTTTTTGAAGTTATCACAAAATTGCTTCATATTGTCTGAAACCTGAAACAATGTTATTACTTTATTGATCTGTTTCTCTAGATTTGGTTCTCCAATATCAAGTGTAAGAAGTTGGTGATAACGGTTTGTTCTGTTTCCTGATTCACTTTTAGGCGTTTTCTTTTTTAATTCCTCTAAAACTCCATTAGGTAGTTCTTCATAGATAAAAGTATTAGTCCATTTTCCTATAATTCCAGGACGTTTTTTAATACCTTTTACTGTATAATCCCAGCCATTAAGACGAAATAGTTCTTTATAAAAAATATCAGGAAATCTTTTTTGCCAAGGTAGTAATTCTTCTGAAATATACGCTTTCAGAATTTTTTGTAATTCGTCTTTCTCTCGTTCGTACTGGTAACCAGTAGCTTCATCAACAAGAGCAATAATACCTACTTTTGCTACAGAGCGAATTATAATATCAGCACTTTTGACAATTTTTTCATCGTTAAAAATGCCGGCACGATTTGCATCTATGATAGCAGAGCATATATCAACCAATAAAGTTACCTCATATCCGTTTGCTACTGATAGTGAGCCTCCTGCATTGTTCCGTTTAAATTTTATAGGATTTGCTAACCTTTCTGATATGCTATTTTCACCGGCACATAGATAATCAGTAAGCCCATCAATTTTACAGAAACTATTCATCCACTGGCCACTCTTGCTTTCATATCCAATAGCTTTTTGGATACCCCTTCCAGAAAATACTCTTGTTCCATTATTTAATACATAGCATGGAATTTCTAAATCACCTAAATGTAATGGTGTTTTATCAGAACCATATTGTGCTATTAAAGTTTCTTGTTCTTCCATAATTTCTTATTTAAAAATTAGACGTTTAATTCCAGCAACTTTCTTAAATCTTCAAACGAGTGAACCTCATAGAGAGTTCCCTTAACTTTTACATAACCGTTTACCTCTGAATCAGGTGTGTTTCTCACAAATAGTTCCGCAATATCCACTTCTAAGGCATTGGCAATACGTTCCAAAGATTGTAATTGCGGATAATCACCTCTTAATGTCTTATTAAGACTAATATCAGATATACCCATCTTGTCAGCCAAATCTTTTTGAGTAAAACCTTTAGACTGGCAAAGTTCTTTTATTCTTGTTCTAAAATCCATAATACTATATAGTTTTATTGCACAAATATAAGTCTTTATACTAAGTAATACAATGAAAGTCCTAAAATAAATCTATGTAGTTTTACTATTAACATAGTTTAAGTATGTAAATATTGCATGATTAAACTAAATAGTTTTACTTTGTGGTATGAAATAAAACGAAGTAGTATAATTCCCCAAACTAATACATACGATTATGAAGACTATTAGCAGTGAGTACATCAAAGAAATTAAAGAACAAATCAAAGTTATCAATGAAGCTCTAAAAAGAATACAAGAAGCTGAAAAGGTTCAGGATTCAGCGGTAAATAATAGAGAATACAACAAGGCAAAGGATGAAGCTATTGACGCAAGCTCAGACGTAATGATAGCTTTAGAAGAGACTGTAAGACTTGCATCAGCTATGGGGTGTGAAACTGGTCTGTATGAGGTACACAAATATCACAAGATTGTAGAACTTGATTTTAGAGATTCACACAAGTAAATAGCAGCAGGGCGAAAGCCCTGCAATTACACACGATTATTAATTTTCAATACGCACGATTATGAAGACATTGAACGAAGAAATCCAAGACATTAAGAACATGAAAAGTTCTAAGGCTGCAAAGAAAGAGGCTTTTATTAAGTTAGGGTTGAGAAAGTACGAAATTGAACTTCTGCTTTCAGAACTGCCTAAACCAGTCAGAGAGGTTCATAAGTTTACCTTTGGCGTAGAGATTGAATGCCTGGTAGCTGCTAGCCTTATGAGAGAAAGCGCAATGAGAAACGCAATGCCTTTTCAGTATGAAGGTTATAATCACGTTGACAACAACCACTATTATAAGTTCGTTTCAGATTCTTCTATCAGAGGTGAAAACCCTATCGAATGCGTATCGCCGGTTCTTACTGGTAAGGCGGGTATGAAAAGTCTAGAAACCTGCTGCAAAGCTTTAAATGAAGCAAATGCACAGGTAAATATATCTACAGGTTTGCATGTGCATATCGGGGCTGCAAATCTTTCTGATGAAGCCTACATTAATGTATTCGAAAACTATCAGAAGTTAGAGAGAGTGATTGATACCTTCATGGCACGATCAAGACGAGCCAACAACAGCCAGTGGTGTAGAACCCTTCAAGGCAAGAACTTTGACGTATGTATGACAAAGCATGATGTTTTTAGCGTCATGAATGGTAATAGATACTATAAAGTGAATGCTTGTTCTTACGCTCGACATCGGACAATAGAATTTAGACAACATCAAGGTTCTACTGATTTCGAAAAGATTTCTAACTGGGTGAACTTCTGCGCTAAACTGGTAGCATGGTCTAAAAAGAACGTACTGAGTTCAGAGGTTAATTCAATTGACGAGATACCTTTCTTGACAACGAGAGAAAAGTCATTCTTTAAATCACGTGCTGAGGTTCTTGCATGAGCCTCGCACGATTAAAATCAATGAATATGTGCTGTATTATCTATAAGCCAAAAGGTGTTCAGATGCCAACTCTGGACACCTTAAATAAAGTTCAGAGAATCAATCATCATGGTTATGGCTTCGTTTCTTCAAAGCATAGATATAAGACGATGGACTATCAGAAGTTTTTAACTCATCTTTCAAAGGTTGAAATTGAAGAAGAATGCATCATTCACATGAGGTGGGCAACACATGGTTCTAAGTGTAGAAGGAACTGCCACCCGTTTGTCGAGAATGGCGTTTATTTTGCCCATAACGGCGTTTTGCCTATTCAGTCGGTAAATGATATGACAGACAGCGAAATCTTCTTCAGAGGGCAAGTTTATCCACTTGTAATGAAATATGGTTATGAATCAAAGGTAACAGAATCCATGATGATGGCTGCCGCTGGCAGTTCTAAGTTCGCCATGATGTATAAAGGCAAAGTAAAGCTGTATGGTGATTATACGAAATTGAACGGTGTGTATTATTCTAATTTGAGATGGTTATGAAAAGAGAAAAGTTAACGGTTAAAGCATCAGATGTAAGAAGCATAAAAATGAGCGTAAATCCGCCCAAAGTGGTAGTTGATGCAGGTTATAGAGTGATTCATGACGGTGAAATAAAATGCTGGGTAGGTATAGGCTGGTTGACCGAAGGCAGAGCGTCAAAGAGTGACTATTATAAGATACCAGAGGTTGTAAACGGATAATTTAAGATAGCTATGAGAAATGTAGATATTGACGTAATGCGAGAGATTTTAGAAGAGCATGGAATTTTAGTGAATGAAGATATTGCTAAATCCATAACAGAGGATTTTGTATGCCATTTAGAAGTATGTAGAGAAATGAATGTATCACAATTTAGAGGATGTAATACCGAATCTGATACAGAGAAAATCATGCGATTAGAAGCAGAACTGAAGAAGGTTAAAAGAGAGCTTTCAAAGGCATCTACAGAGAATGAAGTCTATAGAGATAATGTTATGAAAAGACATAACGCATCGTCTGTATGGATTGAAGATGGAGTGGTAAAATATAGTTATGGGGTATGAAAGAGAAAGAAATCCTGCAAGAAATAATCGGGTGGCTGGGTAATGATACAAGCTACTTGTCTACAAGAACAGACTATGCCAGAGGGTATAAATCCGGTATAGAATGTGCAAAAGAAATTGTTGAAAGCATCATCAATAAACACGGCCCTGATTTATTACCAAACAATTAGCAAATTGTTTCGTATGCGTTGAATTGTTATTCAAAATTGTCTTCATAATGGGGTATCTTTGTATAGATGCCATCGCGGGTTAGAGCAGTGGTCAGCTCGTCACTTTGACTTGGTGAAGGCCGGTGGTTCGAATCCATCACCCGCAACTAACATTTAAACTTTACACGATTATGAAAGTATTGACATTACAGATTAACAAAGAATGTTTTCAAGACATTCTAAATGGCAAACAAGATGTAGAACACAGGTATGTATATCCCTCTAATGTATCACGATATGTTTATTTTAGACATGATGGCAAAGAATACAAACGACAAGAGGATATACCCGACGATGATAAAGAGATTGAAGTAATACCAATCAAATATGATGCCTTATACTTAATCAATGGCAGACGAAAAGATGCACCACGTCTCACTGTGGAGGTGAAATCTGCCGAGTATGTTATTTTCGCTGATGAAGAAGGCAATGATCTTACAAAAATAGAAAACGGCGTAGAATACTTGATAAGTCAAGTATGGTATCATCTTGGCAAAGTAATAAGTACAGAGAACATTTAATCTAAATAGTCAAAAGCTGAGTCACAAGAGCAATTAACAGAGTTGCCGGGCCAAGACGAAATATGAATGGTGCCGGTTTAGGTGGAAGACTGGTAGCAAACCGTAGAAATACGGCAAGTGCTTCACAGTTAGGTAGTAGAGAACAAAGGCGATATGACTTAAATGTTGCCTTTAGTGGTGAAGGGGGTAAATGATGAACAAATATTTACTGTCTATGCAGATAATACAGAGTATCCGTGAAAAAACTGATACTGCTGTATTATATTATTCAGCCGGAGGTAAAGATAGTATAGCCTTATTGGACATGCTTGCTGGTATGTTTAATAAGGTTATATGCTATTATATGTACCTTATTCCCAACTTAGACCATGTCCAACCTTATATCAAATGGGCAGAAACAAAATACAATAACGTAGAAATTCGCCAAATAAAGCATTTTCAACGTGATTATTATGATGCCTGTGGATTCTTTCGTGAACCAAACATTTCAATCAAGCCAAGAAAAATTGGAGAAATAGAACAAGCTGTGAGAGAAGAAACAGGCATATCATACGCATTCAGCGGGATGAAAGGTGTAGATGGATACATGAAGCGGATGCGGTTAAAGAAATTCGCGAAGTCCAGTTATATAACAGACAAAGGTATGGTCTATCCTCTTGCATTATGGACGAACAAGGAAGTGCTTCAATATATTAGACTAAGAGGATTAATACAACCTTTTGTGTATGATCCAGGTGCTATAAGTCAAGGTTTTACCATTGATTTAAAAACAATGCTCATGATGCGAAACAAATATCCACATGATTTTAAACGTATTTTGGAAGAGTTCCCATACTCTGAAAAGCTAATTTTCGATTATGAATATAAACACAGAAAGTAGAGGTATTGAGTCAGAAAAAAATCGTTATCGGAATTAGAAAGTCAAAGAATGCGTATTCTGTATCGTGCAGCTCGTCAATATGGGCTAGGCACAAACAGACAGCATTCTGTACGTGATAGAGTCAATTTTGTTACAAGCAGATATAGAACAAATATGTTCAGATACTTTGGCTCAGACACGATTTCTCCTGCACAAGTAAAACAAGGAGTACCAAAAAGATTTTATGTAGGATTAAAAAACGCGCAAGGTAGTAAAGGATGATGACAAGAAATAAAATAACGCAACCGGAAAGTAGGGAGATACAACGAAGTATCATAAAATTTGCCAATTATAATCCTCGTAAAATTGCCCCAGAAGCTCGAAAGAACTTGAAAGCGAACTTAAAACGTATAGGATTATTGGGCGGTGTAGTTTGGAATGAAGTTACAGGTAATCTTGTATCAGGGCATCAGCGTATCTCGATTATGGATGAGGTGAATAAGTATAACTCTGACACGAAAGAAAATGACTATCTAATTCGTGTTGAAGTAGTTCACATGGATGAAAAAACCGAGAAAGAACAAAATATCTTTATGAATAACAGAAATGTTCAAGGAGAGTTTGATTCCGATATGTTGAAAGAACTACTTGATGGCATTGATTATAATTATGCTGGGCTAAATGATTTTGACCTAAATATGTTAGGTGTCGGTGATATTGATTTTGCTGTAAATGATGAAATTTGGAGTAAAGACAATATTCTAAACGATTCACTATACAGTATAGATGAAATAACCAAAGAAGGAGAAGAAAATAAAAACATTGATCGTTCCGGGGACTTTTATAGCGATTCAAAAGAAAATCAAATTGCACGCCACAATGAAGTACAAAAAATAAAAGACAGAATAGGACGTCAAAATAGTTTTGAGAAAGACAATGGTATGTTAAGTTATGTCGTTTTGTCTTTCAAAAGTCCTACAGAAAGAGCGAACTTCATGGAAATGTTCGGTTATGGATTTGATGAACGTTATATTGACGGAAAGGAGTTTATGGATAGGGTCGAATTTGGAATTGAGTAATCAAAATAAACAGATACGCGCGCATGGGAAAGAAGCCAGACATATCGAAATTCAGAGAGGTCCTTCATAAAACAGGTGGAAATCTCTCTAAGGTTGCTGCTGCATTCAATGTAACCCGAAAAACCGTGTATGATTGGGCCAGAACAGACTGCCAGTTCAAAGATGCTATCACCGACGAAAGAGGTTCTCTGGTAGATGAATGCCTTGTATCTGCACGTGTACTTGCGCTTGGTATCCCTGAGAAAGATGAAAATGGGAACTTTATCGGATGGCGTGAACGTCCAGATGGGTATATGATTCGCTATTTACTTTCCACATTAGGAAGAAAAGAAGGTTTTGGAGACCGAGAAGACGAAGACGCAGATATTCCAAAGGATATTGACCATGGAATTTCTATTGACTCATGGATTAAAGACAAACTGAAATGATTGTACCCCAAACGATATATCATCCGCTATATACCGATAGCGAGAAATTTATCATTCTCATTACCGGTGGCCGTGGCTCGGGGAAGTCTTTCAACGCTTCTACCTTCATTGAGCGTCTGACATTCGAAATGACTCCCACAGAGAAGATAGTCCACCAGATTCTTTATACACGTTACACGATGGTATCAGCCGGGATGTCTATCATTCCAGAGATGATGGAAAAGATAGATTTGGATGGAACAACGAAGTATTTCAAGACCACCAAGACGGACATCGTAAATCGGATGACCGGCAGTCGTATCATGTTCCGGGGTATCAAGACTTCTTCCGGGAATCAGACGGCAAAGTTGAAATCAATTCAGGGTATCACCACCTTTGTCTGTGATGAAGCAGAGGAATGGACCAGTGAGGAAGAGTTTGACAAGATTATGCTCTCTATCCGTAAGAAAGGAATCCAGAACCGGATTATCATCATTATGAATCCCTGTGACTCCAATCACTTCATCTACAAGAAGTATATCGAGAATACTCACCGGATGGTGGAGATTGACGGCGTTCAGGTGCAAATTTCCACTCATCCGAATGTTCTACATATTCATACGACTTATTTCGACAATATAGCAAACTTATCTCCTGAGTTTCTGAGAGAGGTTGAAGAAATGAAAGAGAAGAACCCGGAGAAATATGCTCATGTCGTTATCGGCCGATGGGCTGACGTGGCCGAAGGTGCCGTGTTCAAGAAATGGGGCATCGTGGATGAGTTCCCCATGTGGTGCAAGAAGGTGGCTATTGGACAGGACTTTGGTTATACCAATGACCCATCGGCTTCTATTCGATGTGGCATCGTAGACAATGCGCTTTATCTGGATGAAGTGGATTATAGAACTGGATTACTTTCTGGGGATATTATAAAGACGCTACGCCCGTGGAATTTGAGAGTGATTGCCGACAGTGCGGACCCGCGACTCATTCAGGAGATTCATAACGGAGGGATTAAAATATACGCGGTAGAGAAAGGACAAGGTTCTGTCAATGCCGGTATTGACAAGATGCAGGGTATGGAAATTTTCATTACAAGGCGTTCTTACAATCTTCAACGGGAGTTCAGAAATTATGTTTGGGCAAAGGATAAGGACGGAAACTACATCAACGAGCCGGAAGACCACGATAACCACGGTATTGACGCTGCACGCTACTATGTGCTGGGAGAACTTCTCGGTAGAATTATGAAACCCAAAGACGTTTCAGGAATATTTGGACATTAAACTTTGAGATATGACTATAGAAGAAATTTTAGCTATGCCGGAAGTAGAGAGAAAAATCTACTATCTGAAAAAAGGACGAAAGACCGAGCAACCAAACGCTCACGCTCTTTACAACGACTGGAATCCGAACAAGCACGAGATAGTGATAGATGAAGAGAAATACCCGAAAATCAAAATCACTACCCAGCCTGAGAAACGGATTACAGACCCTACAACCGGGAAAGAATATGTTGAGCCGGCGGTAAGGAAAGAAGTTGACCCGAACAGGATTGCTCTTCCTATCGAGCAGGACATCGTGAACATTCAGACTGCCTTCACCGTTGGAACAGAACCGGTCCTTGATTGCCAGCCGGACCAGTCGGAAGAAAGCCTTCTTTCCACATTGAAGCAGGTGTTCAAGAAAAACAAGTTGAAATACCAGAACAAGAAAGTAGTCCGGGCATGGCTGGCCGAGCAGGAAGTGGCCGAATACTGGTATGTGGTGAAGGATGACGGCTTCTGGGCAAAGCTCAAACGAAAGATTTCAGGAATCTTCGGCAAATCAAAACCTGAATACCGTCTGAAGAGTGCCATCTGGTCTCCGTTCCGTGGCGACAAGCTCTATCCCTTCTTCAATGATCAGGGGGATTTGGTAGCCCTATCCCGTGAGTACAAGAAGAAAGACCTGAACGATGTAGAGATTACATGTTTCATGACCATTACCAAGGACATGGTTTACCAATGGGAACTGACAAGTAATTGGACCGACAAAGGTACGTTCGCACATGGATTCAAAAAGATGCCGGTGATTTACATGTACCGTCCGGAAGCGTATTGTGAGAAGATTAAGAGTCTTCGCGTAAGACTGGAGAAACTTCTTTCAAACTATGCAGACTGTATCGACTACCACTTCTTCCCTATCCTCATGCTTTTTGGTAACGTGGAGAATTTCTCAGGTGAGTTCAAGAATCGTGTAGTCGAGCTGACCGGTCAGGGAGCAAATGCCCAGTATCTTACCTGGTCTCAGGTGCCCGATACGGTAAAATTTGAGGTGGAGACGCTGTTAAGTCAGATATACGGACTGACCAATACGCCCAGAATCTCTTTCGACTCCCTGAAGGGTACAGGAAACGCCGTTTCCGGTGTGACTTTCGACTATGTGTTCATGTCCACCCACCTGAATGTGGAGAACCTGAATGAAACCGTCGGCGAGTTCATGCAACGACGGGTAAACTTTCTTGTCTCTGCGTTGGGTTCCGTGAATTCCACCCTTGAAGAAGCCTCCGAAACCATTGACGTGGATGTGCAGATGCAGCCGTATAAGCTGGAGGACATCAAAGACAAGATAGACACGGCAATCAAGGCCAAGGACGGTGAAATCTGGTCGCAACAGCGGGCTATCACCTTTGTGGGGAACGTGGATGCAGTTCTGGATGAGATTGAAGCCATCAAGGAAGAGCAGGCTGAGAAGCAGAAGAACGACATTGAGAAACAGAAACAGCTTTCCTCTCTTAAAAGTTCCAGCAGCAAATCTGAAGAATAGAACAATTCAGTCAGAATATTTACGGGGATAATACAAAACAGAATGATATAAATCTAAAATATTGACTATTTGAATAGCGGTATCTTTCGAGGTATCGCTATTTTCTTTATCATAGTAAAAACATGAATACTCCTTTGTAATTATTCGTTATTTTACTATATTTGCATCGTAATTAAGTCTTAAACGCTATGAGCTACAAATCAGTTAAAGACGTTGTAACGCTGCTTACTGAAAATGGCTTTTGGTTCGTGAGGCAGAAAGGCAGTCACATGGTTTACACTGATGGTAGCCATGTAGTGATTGTCCCAGACCACGGCAAGAAAGGCGTTGAGAAAGGCACTTATTACAACATTCTGAGGCAAGCGGGGCTAAAATAGCCCCCGCCTCTTTTGTTTAACGATAAAAAGGAGGTCAGTATGAAAATCGTAGAAGTGATTGTAGAACATGCTGGAAATAATCTTAGTGCCTATATTGAAGGTGCTCCGGTGATTACTGTCGGTAACGACGTGAAGGAAATCGAAAAGAACATGAAGGAGGCTGTTGAACTTTACTTGGATTCATGTAATGAAATGAACATCGCTCCAGTGGAAATTTTGCAGGGAGAGTTCACATTGAAGTTCAAGATAGATGCTGCCACCTTCATCAACTATTACAGCAGTATCTTTACCAAAGCTGCTTTGAGCCGGATAACCGGAATCAATGAACGCCAGTTGTGGCATTATGCGGCAGGAGTACACAAACCCCGTAAACAGCAGTTGGAGAAGATTCAGAAAGGTATTAACGCGCTGACAGAGGAACTGGCAGCTATAAATTTGTTATGATTATTAATTAAATATAATGGAGGATAGTACAATGAAAGCAAAAGATGTAAATCCAAGTAATTTTAAGGTTGAGAATGTTGTATTTGAAAATGATGATTTTTCTATAGCGATAGGTATTTGGGAAAATGGGGAAAGAAGAATGGCAATGAGATGGAATGGCTATGGAGATGATCCCGGATACCCAAAATTATTTAAAAATCCAGTCTGGTTCATGGTTGATGACTCTTTAATTTTACCTTTCCTGAATGCTTTGAGGAACGTAAAAGATTCTGACAAAAAAGAAATAGAAGCAGCTATATTGAAATTTTGAAAGTATAATTGAATGATGTTCCAGCGTGATTACCCTAGTAGTCACGCTTTCTTTTTGTCTAAAAACGAACATTCTCCCAATTGTTTCGTATCGTTAGCCTTAAAATTTCCCCTTCCCTTTCTCTATAAGTAAATTTACCGTATGAAATTATTAATCAAACTCATACGGTATGACAATCTTTGAACTAATCTTGGCAGGACTGCAACAAAAATTCTCTGGGGTGGACACTGCTACACTCACCCGTATCGCCACAAAGAAGGCAGAGGGTGTAACGGACGAAACGAAGGTGACCTCCATCGTGGAGGGTATCTCATTTCAGGACGTGATGCAAAACTATGGTGATTTCCGTGCAGGACAGGCGCAGACTTCCGCTGTTTCAAACTACGAGAAGAAGCATGGACTGAAAGACGGAAAACCAATCGAGAATCCGAAACCAGAACCACCGAAACCAAACGACCCTCCAAAGCCGCAGGAGACAGACATCGCAAAGATGATTGCCGATGGCATCGCCGCCGGTATCAAGCCGTTTGCCGACAAGCTGGCCAAAATGGAGGAAAATGAAGCGCAGGCGCAGCGCAATTCTCAGATTTCAGCAGTGGCGAAGAAGTACGGTATTCCCGAATTTATGCTGAAAGACCGCAACATTCCCGAAAACACGGACTTGGACACTTATTTCAAGGACATGAAGCAGGATATGTCTAACAACGGTTTTCAGTTCTCCAAAGCTCCTGAAACTGCCGAACAGAAGCAGGAGAAGGAAGCGAGCGAGTTCGCCAAAATGATTGAGGCGGACACAAAATCTATTGTCGAACAACAAAACAAGTAATTTATGTCAGCAGGATTTAAGTACAACATTGAGCCTGAACCGTCCATCGAGGAACGCTATGACGTTTCTACCGGTGTAAGACGTAGAGGCCCTTACAAGCTGGATACGGCCAACCTTGTCGCTGGTTCGTTTCTTCCATCCTTTACACCGATTGCCGCCGACTTGGTGAAGAAGACCGCTCAGGTGGCTATCCGTGTAGAAGTCTATGAAAAGTTTACCACCGGTTCCAATACCACATTGAAAATCAAGAAAAACTCTTTGGCTTATGTGGGTATGCATCTGGGTAATGGTTCTCATGGGGCTACCATCAACAGTATTGACAAATCAAACAAAGATTTCGATAAGTTGACGCTGTCTGCCGACTTTGGCGAAACATTGGAAGCTGGTACTGTACTCTATGAAGCTACAGCGGTAAGCGGCACAACTCCGAAAGTCATTGCTAACTCAGCCTTGTACGGAAGAGTACAAGTAGAAGAAGGCATTGTATTAGTTGCTCTTTTGATGCGAGCATTCGAGATTGAGCCTACCAAATTGGTTATGCCTTTCTCTGACATTGACAAGGCCAACATGCCGCATTTCCAGTTCAACGCTGCAGGCGTGCAATCCCCGGCTGGTGTTTCGTATGAACTGCCAGAAGCTTCTGATTCTGTGATGGGAGGTATTCAGTTGGGATTCTCTCAAAGCGGAAAGAAATATCCAGTAGCATTGGAAGGTGGAAAGGCGTATGTAGAAGTACCTTGGACGGACAATAACACTACCTATCAGGCAGCTAACTCAAGTACCTTGGGATTGGTAAAGCAGGGTGCAAAAGTTGATGATGCAGCAGGTGGTGATGAGAAAGATAAAATTAATGCTCTTCTAGCATCGTTGAGAGCAGCAGGTATAATTGCAAGCAAATAAAGAAAGGAGGACTAATATATGATGCTAACTATTCATACTCTGTTTAACGACCCCAACATCGTTAACGCCGTTATTCAGCGTGTCCTTCAGACTCGTAAGGATACAATCTACTGGCAGCAGTACCTCGATTTCCGTAGAACGACTACTCGTGTGTTCAAGGACTACATCGGACAAGTTACGGGCGTGATGGCCGGTTCTATCAACTCTCGTTATGGTGAGAAGCCTATCCGTGAACGCCGGAATATCGGCTCAGGATATGGTGAAATCGCTTATCTTGGCGATGCTTACCAGATTTCCATTGACCGCTTGTCTGAGCTTCAGGACTTGATTGACAAGTTCAATGCAGCTAAACCTGCCGACCAGGTAGCAGCCATGCAGGAAATCGTGAACTTCATCTATGATGATTACCGTCAGGTACTTTTGGCAGCCCACAAGCGCATGGATATTATTGTAGGTTCACTTCTGATGACCGGAGAAGCAACAGTCAAGAATAAGGATGACAATGCCGGAGGCGTTGACCTTCTCGACATTGAATTGCCGTTCAAGTTCATCAAGCCTGATACTGGTGCGAAGACGAACTTCATCACCTATTTGCAGCAGCAGATTAATGCTCTGAAAGCTGATTATGGAAACTTCCAGAAGATGATTATGTCCCGAGGAACTTTCGTGAAGAATATCATCGGGTCGGCTGAGTTTGGTGACAAGTTCAAGATGCAGCTTACAGGAAATGAAATGTACCTTTCAACCGGTTTGATTACATCTCAACTGGCTTCCCAAGTGTTCACTGGCATCGGGCTTCCGGCCATTGAAATCAAGGAAGATTACGTAAAAGACCAGACCGGAAAGAACGTGCAGATTTACGCCGACGACCGTATCACCTTGCTTCCGCAGGATAAGGTCGGTTATATGCGTTTCCACACTCCATACGAAGCAGTGGACGGCGTACCGGGACGTAACTACACCCAGGCAGACGGTGATATGCTTATTTCCGGTTACAAGGACAAGAACGGTCGTTATCTGGAATACACCGCAGAGTGGATTCCTCAGATTACGAACCCGAATCTGATTGTGAACTTTGATTTGTCAACCATGAACGCATGACAGTAAATGACTACATATCACAGAAGTTTCAGACCTTCGGCATCAACTTGTCGGAGGCTGACCTTTTGGAGATAAGTTTTTCTTCAGAAGTAAGCGGAGAGGATGAGATGGGCCCGTCAAACATCGGACTTGTTTCAGTGGCTATGGCGAAGTTCATCCCCTCTCTATTACTCCGTGCCACTTCCATCAGTGAGAACGGTTTCTCTATGTCATGGGATACAAAAGGCGTAAAGGAATACTATTCTTTCTTGTGCAAGAAGTATGGTCTTGAAGATACGTTAAGCGATAAACCTAAAGTCAGATTCCTATGATATTTGCTCCACATACATTACAGGTTAAGGTCTTTACTCCGATGGAAACAGACGAGTTTGGCCGACCTATCCCCGGAACCGGTGGTGAAAGCTGGCAGGACGTGTGTAAATGCCGTTGTGATGATAACTCGAACAAGGAGTTTACTTCGGAGAACGGTGAGGTGTTCCGACCGAATTATCACGTAGTCTGTGAGAAGAAAATCTCACTGAGTGCTGGTGATGAAGTCAGATGTATGGACGGTGAGAATGTCCGTGGAACTGGCAAAGTTTACATGGTGAAGAATACAAACTATTTTGGTTACTCAGAGATATGGATGTGAAGTTTGATTTTTCGGACGTGGATAGCTTTTTCGAACAAGGTTATGCCGAGGTGAAAGCCGTTGAGGAGAAGGTTGGTAAAGAGGCTGTCGATTACGCTGTAAAGAATGGCAACTATCAGAACCGGACTGGAAGACTCCGTAAGTCAAATAAGTATTCAGTTGAGGATGACGGATTGGTGATTAGAAACGATGCTGAGTATGCCTCGCACGTCGAATCTAAAGGCTATGAAGTATCAACTGGTGCGGCTCTATACGCTGAGAAACGATTGAAGGAGGAAGTCAAATGATAGTAACTACCGACATCGCGAACATACTCTACCGTGATTGCCAGCCTTTCGGTATTCCCATCGTTCCTCACGGCAAGAAGCTGACGGGCGAATTGAAATCCGAAAGGATTGTCATTCATGCCAAGAAACAACAGCCAAGCAAATATTGGAAGAAATCTTTCGTAGAAGTGAACCTTTGTGTTCCCGACCTGAAAGACGGTGAAGCCAACACCATCCGTCTGAACGAGCTGGAGAAACAGGCGCAAGAATTGTTTGACGGAATAACCGGACGCTATGATGGTACCACCTATCATTATTCCATCGAGTCAATCGGAACTGAGGAGGACACATCCTTAAAGTGTCACTATGTGAATGTAAGAATTTTGTTTGAAGTTTTAAATGTGAAATAATATGGCAGAATCAAAGAAAATCACCGCCGTGAATATCAAGAAACTTTGGTATGGCGAGACAAATGCTATCACAGCAGATTTGACTGGGCAGGCTTTATATACTCTTTTACAAGGTGAAACCTTAAAAGAGGTTAAGAATATCCATCAGGATACATGGACACTTGAAGAAGCGGAAGCAAGCCGCACTAACTACAAGAACCAGCTTACCGGTCAGACTTATCGTAGTGATAAGGAAATGGGCGATGTAACCGTGAACTTCACCATTGGTGAGTACGACTATCCGACCAAGAAAGACCTCATGGGTGGTGATGTAATTAACACTGATAAGGGTTGGAAACGAGCAAGAGGCAAGGTAAACATTGAGAAGTTACTTGTCGCTTTGACTGACGATGACCAGTATTGTGTGATTCCCCGTGCTGACATCGGTGCACGTGAAGCCACAACAGACAAGGCTGTCGGTATTCCTGTAAGTGCGGTGGAACTGGAACCACAAAATGCAGAAGTTGCACCGGAATACTGGTTTGACTCATCTGAAGTAAAAGCAGGTGCTTAATGCCTATCCAATAGGTAGAGATTGAATTCCATAACAGGGGTGGGCTTTATGGCTTCACCCCTTAATTTTTATCTTTTATCAGAATGAATCAAGGAGCAAAAATAGTAACTGAATCCATTATCGGAAGTGATTTCAGAACGGTGTTTGTCGCTGGGAAAGCCTACACGGTCTACCCTCCTACTATCCACAAGCTGGCCGGGGCAATCTCCCATTTGTCAGGCGTACAAGAAGCAGACAATTTGAAAGAAGTGCTTCTCTCCCTTGGAGAAAGCGAGGCTTACAGCAAGGCTCTCTCCTGGCTGATAGCTGGTGACGAAAGTTTAAGTGAAGAACTGGCAAAAGGAACATACGAAGAAAACGTAAATGCTTTAGATGAAGCACTCTCTATGATTGACTCAAAGGTTTTTCTCAAAGCTGTCAGCTTGGCGAGGAACGTAAGTCTGCTGGCAGCGAAACCGAGGTCGTAGGAAATGATACTCTCTTGGGACAGATTGCATCGTTCATGGAAAATCTGCATCTGTCATACCGGGAAGTGGTCTATGAGATACCATACAGGAATTTAGTATTAATGCAGCGTGACAAGCTCCATACAGTTACCGGTACCAAGGTTACAAAGGTGAAGGGTAAGGACATGGCTTCGCGCAGAAGAAGAAACAAGAAATAATAAAAACAGCCCCGAACCATAAGGAACGGGGCTGGAATAGTTTTAATTATTCATTAAATATCGTCTAACGCTTCACTTTCTTCTTCTTTCTTTTTTAGCTCATAATTAATATTATCCTCGTAGCCTATTTGAATATGACCGAACTGAGATATTTCTACGATGGCAGCCCCTAATGGTAATTTGTAAAATGATATATAATGGCATTTTTCTTTCCTTAGTGCTTGTAATTCATATCCATCTCCCTCATAATAAGGCTTTGAAAAAAACTCATAGTGCTTTTCAGGTTCACCATATTTTTTAGTAAACAGTTCTTTCATATCTGAATAATCAGATTTTAAAGAACTCCAAGATTCTTTTTCATTATAATTAACAGTCGCTTTCCATACAGTTTTGGATTTAGGAGTTGCCAATATATATATTGTAGCGTAATTTCCTGCAAAATTGCCTTCCAGAACTGCTACGTAATCTCTTGCATATTCTTTGAATGTAAACCCCTCTTTACTTAGTTTTGAAACAAAATCTGAAAGTTTGCCATCTAAAGGGATACCTTTAAATTCTAAATGTTGGGAATCTTGCGCAAATGAAGATAATGCAACGATAAAACCAATCAATATAAAAAATATTTTCTTCATATTTCTAAATTTAAGATTAAACATTCGGATTCAACTTTATCTCTTTCCCGCAATGAGGGCAGTGTATTACTCCTTCTTTGGGCTTATCAAAGAGTTCTGTTACTGGCACACCTAAAGCGGTGGCGATTTCTTCAAGTCGGCTTATGTTAGGATTTCCATTAAGGGACTTAGAGAGTCCAACTTCCGTTATTCCTATCATGCTCGCAAGGTCTTTAAGCATTATACCTTTTTCTCGGCAAATTTCTTTTATTCTAAAATTCATAATTAAACTATTTGTTTATGTCGCAAATATAGTGAAAAATTATTATTCGTATAAGTAAATCGCCAAAATAATACTATTAGTTTAATAATTAATATTTATTAACCATATTGTTATTGCAGATAATTATACTATCTGTATATTTGCATCGTGATAATTAAACAGATTGTATAATTGATAAAATATAAAAGACTATGGCAGCAACATTCAAAACTCAGTTAAGTTCAATCATGCGTATGGCATGGACGTTTGTAAAGAAATACGGTTTTTCAATGAGTGAAGCATTAAAACAAGCATGGTTAAATGCAAAACTAAAACAAGAGTTGAGCAAACGTATTGTGAAATTCTACTTTCAGAAGATAAACGGTGAAATTCGTGAAGCGTGGGGTACGCTTGCAAGCGACAAGATACCTGCTATTGCTGGTACTGACAATAGAAAAAAGAATGACAGCGTGCAGACATATTATGATACGGTCAAAGAAGAATGGCGATGCTTTAAAATCGCAAACCTTATTAGAATAGCTTAGTATTAACATTTAAAAGAATATGACTTATGAGAATTATAGACTTTAATCCTGAATTGCACAAGATAACATTTACCAACAAACAAGAAACAGTGCTTACAGAATCGAACATAATGCTATTGAAACGAATGTTCAAAACCCCTGAAAAGTATGAATACTATATGAAAGTCCTTTGGCTACTAAGATCATTGACTGAAAAGAAATGTTGTAAAGATGGTATGATAGACTCTAATGATGAAGTTTACCCGATATTCAGACTTGCGAATGAACTTATTGGTGGTCTGCTTCGAGAAGACACTTTCTTTGATAGTGAAGGTAATCTTATGCAAGGCTTTAATCCAAACATGATGAAAACTGCAATGTAAATCCCTTACACGATTATTTTGAAACAATCAGCCAAATGTTTGTTCTGAACACGGTAATCTTTAGGACAAATATTTGGCGGTTGGTAACTTTGCCTTAGAACGAAATGCGCTTCGTGGCTGTAGCGTTAGAAGGATATTCAAGGCATTTCTTTCAAGGGGTAAACAGCCACTTTAGACCTCTTTTAAGATTTGCCTTTTTATATGTCAGGCGTGACAGGTCAAGGCAAGCCATTCAGGTGTGCATGGGTTCAAATCCCAGCTTGCTACAAATTCAGTCAAAATAAAATCCCCAAAGGCGAAAGTGACTGAGTCGCCAATGGGGATAATGTCAAATTTAAAACTGGGACAAAAATATGAATAAAATCCAGATTTTCCAAAATGAGCAGTTCGGAAAAGTAAGAATTGCTATGAATGAGAATGAAGAACCGTTGTTTTGCTTGGCAGATGTATGTGCAGTAATAGGTATTGCTAACGCAAGAAATGTCAGGTCACGGCTTGAAGAAGATGATGTCCGCCAAATGGACACCATCGACAGTATGGGTAGAAATCAACAAGTTACATTTATAACTGAAAGCGGTTTGTATGATGTAATAATAAGAAGTGACAGCGAAAAAGCTAAACCATTTCGCAAATGGGTTACAAGTGAAGTTCTGCCATCAATCCGCAGGCATGGTGCATACATGACACAAGAAACGCTTGAAAAGGCTTTGACATCTCCCGATTTCTTAATCCAACTTGCAACCAACCTGAAAGAAGAAAAGCAGAAACGAATTGAAGCTGAACAAAAGGCAGAACTTGCAGAACAAACAATAAAGTCCAATGCACCTAAAGTCCTGTTTGCTGATGCAGTTTCAACTTCTCAACGCTCATGCTTGGTAGCCGAGCTTGCAAAAATATTGCAGCAGAATGGCGTGAATATAGGTCAGAACCGTTTGTTCGCTTGGATGCGTGAAAATGGCTACTTATGCTCAAAAGGTCAATATTACAACCAACCCACACAAAAGGCTATGGATTTAGGGTTATTTGAACTGAAACAGACAACAATAAACAAGCCCGATGGTTCGATACTTGTTTCTACAACCACAAAAGTAACAGGTAAAGGTCAAGTTTACTTTGTGAATAAGTTTTTGGGTAAAGATGCAGCTTGATTATGAGAGAAGCATTTAAAATAACGGCAGGTTTGCGATTTGGCAGACTTGTCGTTCTAAAACAGGTAGAACGAAAATCTGATGATAAAGACAAGCATTTCAAGTGGCTTTGCCAATGCGATTGCGGCAAAACTTGTGTTGTTCGTTCAAGTAATTTGAGAAATGGGATAACAAAGAGTTGTGGGTGTTCAAAGTTTGATATAAAAGATATTACAGGTCAAAGGTTTGGAAGATTGATAGCTTTAAAACACGTTGGATTCGCAAGTAATCATGTTGCATTATGGAAATGTAAATGCGATTGCGGTAAGATGATAGTCGCCAGAGAATGCAATTTACATAGTGGCATAATTAAAAGTTGTGGCTGCTTAAATGTGGAAAGAACAAAAGAAACTAATATAAAACACGGTAAAACACATACAAGGCTGTATAATATATGGTCTAAGATGAAAGAACGCTGTTGCAATCCTACAAGAAAAGCATATAAAAATTATGGTAAAAAAGGTGTTAGTGTTTGTGATGAATGGCTAAACGATTTTCAAAAGTTTTGCGATTGGGCAATAGTAAACGGTTATAAAGAAAATCTTACAATAGACAGAATAAATTCAGATGGCAATTATGAGCCTAAGAATTGCAGATGGGTAACTTTAAGTGAAAATGTAAGGCAGAAATATAAATCTGACTTTATAACAGTTGGCAATAAATCTTTAACTATACATGATTGGTCGCAACGGTTAAATCTATCTCAAGATACTTTGCGAAACAGATATAAAGAATTTGGCAAAAAATGGGTTGAAGAAGCGATAAAAACTGTATTAGAAACAGGTGATAATAGCCATATCTATAAGCGGAAAGAATATGCTAATGGTAGAATAAAACATCGAAAAAACATAAATACGCAACAATAGTTTATTTGTTCGGTATTCATTCCTCTAAAATCTGAATGTTAATGAAATGAATAGTAATTTCAAACCATTAATATTCAGATTTTTATATATGCGATTTAAGGGTGATATTTCAGGATTGGACGAACTTCAGGAACGGATTGACGATGCGTACTTCTCTGTTCTTTCAGAAGTTGGCAGGAATGCGACACGGAACGCAAAGAATCAAAAGACATTTCAAAACAGGACTGGGAACCTTGCCAATGCAAACGGTGGGTGCGTTGTCCGCAATGGTCAGATTGTGGATATGTGGGTGGAAACGGACGGCTCCCATCCCGATGCAGTGAAGAAAACAGAGAATTTGCTTATCTATTCTGAAAAGCCCAAAGACGGACTTTATTTGGCCAATGGAATGGAATATGCGAGCTATGTGGAAAGTAAAGGGTTTGAAGTGATACTAACAAATGGGGTCTTATTTGCGGAACGAAATATTAATAAGAAACTTAATATAAAATGATATGGCAGGTATATTTTCAGATGTAAGTACTGATATTCAGAAGTTAAGACAACTGAAAGCGGAAATCGAGAATGTAAAAAAGGCATTGAAGGGCATAGATGTCAATGTGAAAATTGATATTGCAAAAGGAATGGAAGCCCAACTACAGTCGTTGATGAAAAAATATGATGCTTTGGTTAAGAAGGTTAGTGAAGCGGAAGGAAAAATTATGAGTTCAACCAAACGCATCAATGATGCCTCAGAAAAGATAATCAAGGCGCAAGAACAACTGTCAAAGGCAGCTGGAATGAATACAAAGCCTGATAATGGAAATGCTGACGTTTCATTAAATAATGTAGGCACAGCAAATGTACAGGCACAGGCCAAGGCTTATGATGAATTGGCGAAAGAAATAGATTCCGTAATGGGAACACGTTCTCAAAACATTAAGCGGATGATAGATGAACAGAATGCTATCCGTTTGATTAACGAGGAAATAAAGAAACTCACCAAATTTCAGACAGGTAATTCGACGCTTACAAACACACAGCAAAAACGATTAGAACAACTCAACAACTCGTTACTGACACACAAAGCGGCTTTGTCTGATGTACGGCAGACATTAATGAATAATGTCAAATTAGATAATTCCGCAACAACTTCAATGAACGGGATTTCTCAGTCGTTATCACGTATGAGGATAGCTTATCGTGAATTGACAGAGGAAGAACGTAATTCACCATTTGGAAAAGAATTGCTTGCATCTATTCAGCAGGCAGATGCGAAAATTAAGGAACTAGATGCTACAATAGGGAATCACCAAAGGAATGTTGGGAATTACGCTAAAGGATATAACGGCTTGAATATGTCCGTCCAGCAGATTGTGAGAGAATTGCCATCCGCTGCGATGGGATTAAATATGTTTTTCTTGGCTATTTCAAATAACCTGCCTATTCTGACAGATGAAATTAAGCGTGCAAAGGCAGCCAATGAAGAATTAAAAGTCTCCGGACAAAAAGGTATTCCTGTTTGGAAACAAGTTGTGTCATCATTATTTAGCTGGCAATCTGCACTAATGGTAGGTATTACTTTGCTTACGGTTCACGGAGATAAGGTTTGGGAATGGGCTAAGAGGATTATAGTTGGAGAGTCAGCCGCGGAAAAAATGAAAAAAACGATGATAGAGTTGAATGAGATAGAGAAAAATGCTTATGCGACTCAAATCAAAACGAGAATGGAGCTTAATGGAATTATTTCCTCAATAGAAAAATTCAATGGCACAAAAGAACAGGAGAAACAAAAAATAGATGAATTAAATTCAAAATATGGCTCAATATTTGGCGCTTATAACAATTTGGCGCAATGGTATGATGTTTTGATTAATAAAGGAGACGCTTATATTAATTCTTTATTTGCTCAAGCCAAAGCCCAGTCTTACATACAAAAAGCAATAGAAGCAGAACAAAAAATTAGAGATATAAAAGCTAATGGAATTGAATCATATAGACCAACTTGGGGAGCTGGTGGAAAAGTCTATCAATTCTTTGGCGGAGGTAAAAAGAATCAATATGGAAGTAATCCTGCAGAGCTTGCGTATAATGTTGCATTAGCACAAGCGGAGAATGAGAAAAGTAATGCGTTAAAAAATGCAGAAGAAGCACAAAGCACGTATTTAAATGAAATAAAAAAAGGAGGAATTTTTGATTACAGAACAATTATCAACAAAGATGCCGAGCGACAAAAGAAAGAGCAGCAACAGGTTGCAGAAGAACTCCTTCAGCTTCGCAGAACCAATCAACAGAACGAAATTAACCTGATGGAAGAAGGTTCTGAAAAGAAGCGCAGACAGATTGAACTGGATTACCAGCGAGAAATCGATGAAATTAGGAAACAGCGCAAAAAATGGGAAGATGCGCAAGGAGGAAAGCTTACGTCTGAACAGCGGGAAGTATTAGGAAGTCGTGCGTCTAATGCCATGCAGTCACGTGAAAAAGGGCTGGCCGAAATTACGAAAGCCGAAAATCAGGCTGCAATCGAGGCCAACGAACGATATCTGAAAAACTACGGCACGTTCATGCAAAAAAGACAGGCTATCACCGATGAGTACACCCGTAAAATATCAGAAGCTACTACTCAGGGAGACAAGGACATACTCCAGAAAGAAATGGAAAAGGCACTCTCTTCTCTTGATTTTGAGAAGCTGAAACAGGGTATTAACTGGGAACTTGTGTTCGGTGATTTGGAAAAGGTCTCCAAAGAATCCTTGAACAAGGTAAAGCAGCAGCTTAGGGACTTCAAGAACTCAGATGAATACAAGAACATGGCCGTTGACCAGAAGAAGGTCATTGACGAGGCGTTGAGCAACATCCAGTCAACTCTTATCGACAAAGGAGGATTGCTGGCCGACCTACCCGAACAGTTAAGCGAATTAGCCAAGGCCCAGGAAGAACTGTCACAAGCTCAGGAGGAATACAACGAAGCCATGAGAAGCGGAACAGATGAACAGAAAGAAGCGGCCACGAAGAAACTGAATGATGCCCAAAAAAGACAGCAGAACGCTCAGGTCAATGTACAAAAGTCGACAGATAAAACGACAAGCAACCTTGCCACATTGTCGAACGTCATTACCCAGCTTGGTTCAAATTCTGAAATTTCACTCTCTCAGGTCGGTGATTTGGCCGGAAATATAGTAGACATATTTGCAGAAGAGAGCGAGAAACTTGGAGGTATAATTGGAGCTGCATTTTCTCTTTTAGATGCCATCGGGACACAGGGGCTGGATGGTTTCGTAGGTAACATATTCAGTAGTGTCTTTAAGTCTGTAGGTGGAATATGGGATACCCTGACTTTCGGAGGATTCAGCAAACTCTTCGGTATTGGAGGAAACGAAAAAGAGGTGCAGGATACAATCAACAGACTCACGGACAGAAACGAAAAGCTGCAGTCTGCCATTGAATCCCTTACAGAAGAAATGAAGTCCAGCAAGGGAAGCGAGAAATCCGTAGCAGAGTACAATAAAGCCATCAAGTATCAGGAGGAATACAACAAGAATGTTCTTGCAAAAGCACAGGCCAATGCGGGCTATCACAGCAGCCATCATAGCTGGGCCTATTACATGGGTTGGTCGGAAAGTGACATACAATGGATTCGGGAAAATGTCATGGCAGAGTTCACAGGTACAGATTCCTTGTGGCAGATGTCTCCGGAGCAGATGGATTTATTACGTCAGAATGTGGACTTGTGGCAGAAAATGGCCGATTCAGGGAAAGGAGGCTATGGGAATGGTGTCGTTGATGCACTAGGTGAATATGCAGATCTGGCCGGAAACCTCGAAGAACTGAAGGAGGGACTTTTCGAACAGCTTACAGGAATAAGTTTTGATTCCATGTATGACAGTTTCATCGATACCCTTATGGATATGGATGCATCGGCGGAAGATTTTGCGGATAACCTATCCGAATACTTTATGCGTGCCATGCTTTCAGACAAAATCGGTAATATGTACAGCCAGAAGCTTGAAAACTGGTGGAACAGATTCGGTGAAAGTATGAAGGACGGAAACCTGAGTGAGAGTGAACGTAATTCACTTCAAAACGAATATATGGAGTACGTGAATGAAGCATTGAAACTACGGGATGAACTTGCCGCAGCTACCGGATACGACAAGGCTGGCAGCAGTTCCCAGCAGTCGGCCTCCAGCCGCGGATTCGGTACGGAAATGACGCACGAGGATGCCGGGGAACTGAGTGGACGGTTTACAGCCGTATATGAGTCCAATCTTCGTATTGAGGCGGCAGAACAGCTGCAAACGGTAGCTATTACCGAACTGCGAGGCTCCATCGGTTCCTTGACATCACAAGTAACCGGTCTGTACAACATCGCCGACGAGACACGTACCATCCTGGCCAATTCCTATCTGGAGTTACAGCAAATCAGAGAGAATACTGAAGACTCAGCCAAATACTTGAAAGATATTAAGGCAGATATTTCAGAGGTAAAACGTAATACATCAAGATTATGACAGGAGATTTATTTATTAACAGGAAGGATGCCTGGAGCACATGGGGTGTCCGCATGGGCGACGGTTTTCTCGATGCTATCGACGGATTCAACCAGATGAAAGACTACATCGAAGATGAGAGCCGTCTGGAGCACGGGAAGCGAATAATAACCGACAATGCAAAAGTAGCATCGCGTGAAATCACTCTCCAGTTCACCATAGAAGGAAACTCAGAAGGCGACTATCGGACAAAGAAGAAATCTTTTCAGTCAGAACTGGAGAAAGGAACCGTAAACATCAAAATCCCAACTCTTGGAAACGAAGTCTACAAGCTGGTTTACCTGGGTAAGAGCATTTCTTACGGGTTGAGTATTGACAGGTGTTTCGGTAAGGTTTCAAGTAAGTTTTGCGAACCGAATCCAATGGATAGAAGCGAATAACGAACATTTCCTTTATTGTTTCAAATGGAAGTCCGGATTTTTAGGGCTTCCATTTTCTATTTATGAACTTTGGGGATATGATTGAAATTAAGGACATATCCGGAAAGACGAGGTTCTCCGCCCCTATCAACAAAGGGGCGAAGGGAAAGTTTACACTGATGAAAGAGGACTACATCGTTCTCCCATTCTCCGTGCCTGAACCGATATATTTTAAACTTGGAGACTATGTAGACCTTTCTGGGGTTCTGGATGATTCACTGGGCGGCTTACTTTCAAAAGTATATGAGGTAACAGACCTGCAGAAACCTTCTTTCAATGCTTCTACCGGTGGATATGATTATGAGCTGAAACTGGATGCTTACTACTGGAAGTGGAAAAACAAAATTTTCAAATACACTCCTGAACATGCTGGATATGAAGCGTCATGGTCTCTCACCGCAGCCCTTGATGTACAGCTTGGTGTGTTCTTACGTAACCTGAAAGCTTTGGGATATACCTATAAGGGAAAAGAATTCGTATTTGAAATAGATTCAACAGTAGAGAATAAGGCAGTTGCAATGACGTATGACAATATGAACCTGCTGGATGCCTTATTCACAATGGCGGGTGAGGATAAGTGGAACTGTGATTGCTGGATAACGGACAACGTAATTCATTTTGGGCGAAACGAATTCGGTGATGCCGTCAAAATCGAGTTAGGGGTTGAAGCGTCTGCCATGACTCGCAGTGAGAGCAAAGGCACTTATGCCACCCGCATTTATGCATTCGGATCTACAAGAAACATACCTGAGAACTACCGTCCCATTGAAGAGCAGACGGTAGTAAACGGAGTTGTGCAAAGACGACTTATGCTTCCCGCTGGTACGCCATACATAGATGTGTATCCTGACATGAGCCAGGAAGAAGCAATTGAAGACATCGTGGTATTTGACGAGGTATATCCCCGACTTGAAAATACGATGTCAAGTGTATCTACGAGGACGGAAACCGTTACAAATGAAGACGGAGGTCAGGAAACCGTGACTTACTATCGCTATCGTGATACTGGCCTGAATTTCTCCAAGGACTACATACTTCCGGGACAAGAGCTGACAATTATCTTTCAGTCCGGCAAAATGAATGGATTGGAGTTCGGTGTTATTTTTGCCCCGGACAACAACGGAAGCCAGATTTGGGAAATTGTCCGCAGCGAAGACTACGGACGTCCATTGCCGGATGATACCATATATCCTGAAAATGATGACAAGTATATCCTTTCCGGTTTTGATCCAAAGTTTGTTTCTGTACAAATGATTCCGGACGCGGAGCAGGAACTGAAAGAGAAGGCACAGAAGATAGCAGACCAGCGAAAAAAGGACGATGGTACATACTACACTACCCTCCGGTCAGAATGGGTTAATGAAGACAAGCTGAAACGCTTTTTCGAGTTCGGGCAAAAGATAAACCTGGTCAATAAAGCCTTTTTTGAGAATGGCCGTGAAAGCCGTATTCTCGGATGGGAGTTTAACCTTGACATTCCATGGGATTCTCCGGTATATACTATTGGGGAAAGTATGCCCTACTCTCGCCTTAATGATGTGGAAGAGAAACTGGAGTCGATTACGTATAAAGGGCATACTTATGTTGGAGGCGGAGGAAGTAGCATATATGTGATTAAGACCAATGATTCTACTGCCCCATCGGACAGTAACGTATTTTCGGCAAAACGGTCACTTGCAACATTATTGAGAAAGGACAAGGAAGACCAGACAAACTATCTCATTAAGCTTCTTGGCGGTATCATATCTCCTTTCCTGGAATCAATTGACTTCGTGACCGGTATGATGGGTGCTGGTATGTCATTCTCTTCAGAAAAGGGCGGCGAGTCTGTCGGATGGATTGACAAACTGTACGTGCGCAAGAAAGCTATCTTCCAGTTACTTTCAATAATGGAGACCGAGTTGGCCGGAGCTTCCTTCATGTTCAACGCCAGCGGGGCCAGAGCAACGATTACTAAGGTCGAGTTTATAGAAAAAAAGGGAATTCGTTTCAAGGATGGTAAAGGAGTCAAGTTCTCAGACGGGAAAAGAGGTTACTCATCTCCTGGAACTTATGGTTCTGTTTATCGCTGTTACTTCCTTGCAGATGATGGTGAGAAAGCCATAGAAAATCGTTTTAAGCCAGGGAATTTAGTACGCTCACAGTCCTTTAATATTAAGGAAGGCGCATATGACGGCGTATCCAATCACTATTGGTGGCGTCTGGTGGAAAATGTTGGTGATAACTGGATAGATGTATCCGTGAATCATTGTGACGAAGGAAGCGATATACCCAAAGTGGGTGACGTGATGGTACAACTGGGAGACATAGCCGACCCGGACTATCAGAGCGCAATCGTGCTGTCTGCATACGGAGACGGTGCACCATATCTGACATTCTATCAAGGTATAGACGGGTATTCTTTGTCTAATAAGGACTCTTTTTCAGTTGGATATGACCGTGTAAAGAAAGAATGTTATGTAAAGATTCATGGACGTATTTACATCGGTGATAGAGAGGAAGGCGATTATATTTCCTACTCTAAGTCTGAAGGATTAAAAGGTAAATTTCGGGAGTTGTACTTGTCTGCAGGTGATTCTGTAATAAACATAGGAGATAAAATAACTTTTGCTGTTACCGAGGAAGAAATGAAGGCTGCAATTACACAGTCGGCAGGCAGTATCGCAATCTCTGTTAAAAATGACTTCCAAAAAGCGGGATTGAAGGTCACATCATCTGAAGTCTTGATTAATGCAGATAGATTCAAAATTACAGATGGGAATGGAGCTAATGCTGGACTGGTGTTTGAGTGGAAAAATGGTAAGCCTATGTTAAGAACATCCTGTGTGGATGTCGATAGTCTTAAGGTTAAACACCTGGACGGAGCTGATGGAACATTTTCTGGTACTATATCTGCAAATGGTGCTAAGATTGGAGGGTTCACTATAGACAACGGTTCCTTGAATTGGAAGGGAAGGGATTTTTTCGGCAATGATAGCAGGAGTATACGGATTGGTGTTCCTACGGATGATAACAGTGGTATGATTGACATAAATTTCAATGGTGCGACTGACGGGAAATTTGGGGTTAAAATAATTGGAAGCAATGACGGTGGAGCATGTATCTATGCTTCAAGGAACGGTACTAGCAAGCCACATAGTTCTAATACTTATGCCGGATATTTTGACGGAGGAGTACATGTAAACGGAAATCTTTATACCAATACGATATTGTCTAATGAGTTTGGTACCGGATGGTCATTGCAAGCCGATGGCTCATATACATACAAAAAAGGAGTAACGAGAACAATATCATGGACTATACAGAATGGTTCGATACCTTCAAGATATAGCCTGGTTTTTGAAAATGGAATTTTAGTTGATTAATCATGAAAATAGATTTTAAGAAATTTAAGAAGTACACGAAGATAGATAAATCCGATTTCGTGGAGATTGATGTCAGAGAAATGTTTGCAGATAACATTTACAATGTGACAGGAGTTGGTATTGCTGATTTAAAATTAGCAGAAAAAATTTTTTCCAGCGATGACGATACCGAATTTTCAGATGATGAAGTTAGCAGGGTAAGACATCATGCAGCGTCGCTTCTTCCATGGTTTCTTGCTGGGCTTAATGATGCAATGAGATAATTATAATATACAATGTTGGTAATATCATTAATAACTATAAATTAAAAACAATTATGGCAGCAGAAGAAGATTTTGTATTAAGCTTTACAGGTGAAGAAACTGACAATCTATTGAAACATACAGAAAGTATGAAGAATCAGACAACGGAAGAAGATGGTGAAACGGTACAGGTGTACGATACAAACGGCGTTCCGCATAAAGTGTCGAAAACGGAACTGCTGAAGAAGTCTACACTGGCTCTCCCTGCTTTGGAAGACATATCCAGTTTTGTCGCTATTAACGCAGCCGGAAATGCTGTTGGGGTAATGACAAAAGAGCAGGTTGCGTCAGTTCTGGCGGAACTTATTGGGATTGCAACATTAGAAAA